CGAGCTCGTCGTTCGTGCGAACGGTGAAGGCTGATGGCTGGGAAATCTGGACTCATCAACACGAAGAACGCGGTAGAGGAGTTCCACAAGGGCCTGGTCGCGAAGGCTGGGAACGCTCAGGCCATGTTCGCCAGGGACATCTACAAGATCTATGTCGCCTCCCAGAAGCGGCGGTGGGAGACGGAGAACTCCAGCGAGGGGGACCGCTGGGCGGAGCTGAGTCCAGCGACGAAGATCAGCAAGCGGAAACGGTGGGCCGGAGCTCCTGGAGCCGGGAATGTCATGATGGTTCAGTCCTCTTTCCTGGTGAAGAACGTGACTGGTGAAGACCTGACCGCCCACCGCCGGCTCATCACCCCGAAGGTGTTCGAGGTGTCCCTCGATCCAGGGGTGCAGGTCGCAGCGTATAAGGGCCGACCGTTCTCGTATGCTAAGTTCACGAACAAGATCCGCCCCTACATGCGATTCGGGAAGGTCACGATCGATAAGATGCGCAAGGCGCTGAAGAAGTACTTCATGGGGGCATGACGTGGGCGCGAAGAACCTGGCCGAGATCATCCCCGATCTGGTCAACGCGAAGCTGAAGCTGGATTTCTTCGCTACCCTGGCCGACATCAAGACTGAGCGGAACACCCTCTTCGGTGGGGTAGACTTCCGTGTCAACCCCACCGTGCCGCAGTCCTATTTCAACTACTCCGGGGCGAAGGGGTACAAGGTTCCTGCGATCTTCACAGTCGTAGACTCGGGCGAGCTCAGGAAGGAGAGAGGGACGAACTATGTCCACTGCTTCGTCGTCACCCGCGTTCACGCTCTGATCGAGGAGAAGACCGAGGACCTCGCTACGCGCCTGACCTGGCGCTACCAGGACGCCATCGACGAGATCCTGGACCAGACCAGTTTGACGAGTTCTGATTCGAAGGTCAGGCTGTTTCTCAAGGTGAAATCCTTCGAATTTTCCCCCCTGTATTCGAGCATCCCGAAGGAATCGGGCGCTCCGTCGGTCTTCCGAAAGGAAGTCGGTATGACCTTTGACGTGGAAACAGTTCAGTCCTTCTAGGACGAGGAGACAGTCATGACCCTTTCATTCAGCACGATCACCCCTGGAAGCTTCGAACTGACCCCCTGTCGCGTGAAGCACGGGGGCGTGGATCTCGGGGCGACCCTGGGCAACGTGAAAGTGAAGGTTGAGACGAAGAAGGCCGAGCTCAAGGCGGATCAGCTGGGGGAGAGCCCGATCGATCGTAGAGTCTCCGGATTCGACGTGACGATAGAGACGATGATCGCTGAACTCCTGAATAAGGCCAGGTGGGAAACCCTGTTCCCGCAAGGGCACCTGGTCGGTGCCGGAGCCGCATTCTTCTTCGATGCCCAGCTCGGGGACTCGGATCGTGACCACGCCCTCCCGCTGATTCTTCACCCCCTGTCACACGCGGACGGGGACCTCACGGCAGACCTCCTATTCTACCTCTCCACCTGCGATGCGAAGAGCGAGCTCACTCAGGGGCCGAGCGAGCAGTGGAAGATGAAGGCACTCTGGAACGTATACCCAGACTTCACCACGACGCCGGCGAGATACATGTTCTACGGGGATCCGGCAACAGGTCTGACCGCTGCATCTGCCGCCGCGGCAGTCGCTGGGGCGAACACCGGAAACGGAACGGTATCTGCGATCACCGTGTCGAACAGCTCGACGAAGACAGAGACGATCACTCTCACCTGCCAGGGTGCTCCGTCGGCGCACAAATCGAACTGGTCGGTCTCCGGATCCATCTCCGGGCCTCTCGGCATCGTGCAGATAACGGCCGGAGCTCCTGGCGGATCGGCGAACTTCGTGTCTAACCCGATCAACTTCACGATCACCGACGGCGGGATCGACTTCGTCGCCGGCGACACCTTCACGATCGCAACCACGGCAGCGAACTATACTTGATGGGTATCTTGAACCTGAAACCGTCCCGTCGGAAATACGCACCAGATACCCCGGTGATGATGGACCTGGACGCCCTGATAGCGAAGCCTCAGACCTTTCGCTGGCAGGGCCAGGTCTACGCGGTGAAGCCGATCACGACGGAGACGTTTTTTAGAGTAGTGAACCAGATCGCCGTTGTTCAGAAGTTCGGCAATGCCACGACGTCGAAGGATCCGGACGCCTTCTATCGGGCGTACGCGGATCTATTCGAGACCTGTATCGATGGGATCGGGTACGAAGAGGTTCGCCGGATGCAGGTCTCGCAGATCGCCGCCCTGCTCCAATACGTGATCGATGTGGTGCAGGGCCGCACCGAGGAAGCGCGCGCTGGCACCGTGGGAGAAAAAAAAAACACACCGCCCAGCTGACTGAAACAGTCGACCGTATACGGATGCAGGCCGCTCCGATCGTGGCTGAAGCCTGCGCGCTATTCAGTTGCCTGCCGCGATCGGTTCTGGACCTGCCAGCCAGCCAGCTCTTCACGGTGCTCCGAGCCAATCGGGAGATTCAGAGATCAGACCGCCGGGATCAGGTCTGGATCGCCTCCGTAGCGGCCGGGGACTCGAAGTGGATGGAGACTGTTTTAGGCCGGTTTAGATCTCCGGATGGGTGGATGGAAGGGCCTACGATCGACGAGAGGGCGAATCCTACCGGACGCACTCCTGGGCCCGTTCCGGAGCTCCAGGCAGGCAGTCGTGAAGCGTGGCACGCCTTAAAAGCGGTGTTCGACCAGAAGAAGCGAGGCGAAGGTCATGGCGGGTGATGACGAAGTAAAATTCCGACTAGATCTTGACGCGAAGGAAGCGCTCGAGAAGGCGCTCCACTTCAAGGACACCCTCCACGGACTGGGAGAGATTGAGTCCATAGCCGCTCTGGCGGGGAAGTTCGCCCAGGTCGGGATCGCCGTAGGCGTTGTAGGGACCGCAGTCTTCGCGATCAAGTCTGGGATCGATGCGATCTTCGAGGGGGAGGCGCTCCGGGCCATCGATGCTCAGTTTGAGATGCTCGCACGAAATGCTGGGATCGCATCTGAAGCGCTGAAGCAGGGGCTGAAGGATTCGAGCAAGGGGTTGATCGACGAGAGCGAGCTCCTGAAGATCGCGAACGAAGGGATGCTGCGCCTGGGCCAGTCCGCCGAGCGACTGCCCGAGATCCTCGAACTCTCACGCAAGACGGCGTTGATCATGGGGCGGGACACAACGGAAGTGTTCTCCGGGATGAACGCTGCGATCGCCACGGGGAACACCCGCGCGCTCCGCAGTTATGGGATCTATCTCGATCAGCGAAAGGTCATGAAGGACTACGCAGAGTCCATCGGCCACACCGCCGGAGAGCTCTCCCAGTTCGGGAAACAGCAGGCCATCCTGGAGGCGCTCCTCGCGCAGGGAAATAAGGCATTCGAAGGGCAGAGCGGCCATCTCAAAGAGAACACGAAACTCTGGACCCAGATCAAGGTCACGATCAAAGATGTAGGCGACACGCTCGCGCTCGCCTTTGAGAAGATCGCCGGCCCCACCCTGAAGACCTACTTTCAGGGGATCAAGGCGATGGCCGACGACCTCAAGCGGTACATAGAGGATAAATTCGGTGAGGGAGCAGCGAAGGAAACGGCGCATATTGATCGACTACGAGAACAGATCCAGCAGCTCAAAGGCGACCTGATCGACCTCGATCAAAAGCAGCTCAAAGGTGGGGAGTGGTTCCCAAGTCTCACCGAAGGGCGAATAGAGGAGAAAACCCGTCAGCTTAAAGTCCTTCAGGACGAGCTCGATAAGACCACGAAGAAGGCGACAGAATCCCAGTCGGAAGCAGGCCCCGTCCGTGCTCCAGGATCGACCGAAGGCAAGGAGTCCGCGATCGACCAGCGAGAAGCCGCGAGGCACCGGGTCGAAATGAAGGCGAAGGAGATCGAGGAGAATCAGAAGCTCGCGAAGCTCCAGTCCGAACAGACCGATACGATCGACGCAGCGAATGCGTCACTCGACCGGCAGAAGCAGCTCCTGACCGAGTCCTATAATGTCAAGATCGCCCAGCTTCGGCTCGATGAGCAGTTTAGTCCTGAGCAGAAGAACCGGCTCGAAGTCACGATGGAACAGCAGAAGGTCCTCGAGCTGAAGCACCTGGAGGATACGCGGAGGCACCACCAGGAGCAATCCATGGCCCGCGGTCTTGCGAACGCGAAGAGTGTTAACAGTCAGATGGCCGCCTCGGCACAGCTCGCCGCCCTGAAGTCCTCGACCGCCTGGAAGAAATCCGGAGGAATAGGCGGAGCCGCGATGAAGGCATTCCAGGGGAGCCTCGTCAAAGGGTTCCAGGCCGCCGGCAGGGAGGGTGCGAACGTCGCCGAGGAGCTCAAGAATGCATTCTTCCATATGCTCGGAGACATCGCGACCCAGCAGGGCGAGTTCATGATCCTCGATTCGTTCAAGAGCTTCCCGGCGATCAACGCTCCGGAGCTCGCGGCTGGTACTGCCCTAGTCGCCCTGGGTGGCTTCCTCGGGGGTCAGGGAAGCGGTACCGGCGGAGCGCCAGGCGGTGGAGGCGGGGATATGGTCGCGAAGGCCCATGAGGCGACGAAGATGGACGAGGCCAGCGCGTCGCAATTCGACGGGACGGCGAAGAAGAAGTCAGTCAACCTCATCATCCAGGGTCACGTATTCGAGACGGAGAAGACGCAGCGATGGCTGGTTGACCAGGTCCGAGCAGCCTCCGATGCTACGGACTTCCGGGTTCAAACCAGTACGGGATCGGGGCTATAGATGGCGCTTCGGAATAAATCTCTCTTCCTCTACGGGTTCGAGGTCACTTCCGAAAACCGATATATCGAGTTCGGGGCAGTCATCGGAGAGATCCCAGGATCCGGATCACGCACGGCCATCCTGAATCTCGGCTTTTACTCACTCTCCTCCTTGGGTCTTGAGATCGAGCGGGCGATGGCAGCGGCCGATCCGCAGCGGATCTACTCCGTAACGAGTGACCGGACATACTCCGCCGGATTGGAGAACCGGGTGACGATCGCCACGAACGGGACATTCCTGAGCATCTACTTCCTCACCGGAAACCCGAGCAACCTGGCGTCGATCATCGGGTTCAATACGGCCGATTATACGGGGGCGACGAGCTACCTCGGGGCGACGACCACGGGGACGTCTCTGATCCCGTTCTATAACGCCTACACCTACCTCTCGCCTGAGATGATGAAGAAGAACTTCGGGGCACTAAATGTCGCCGCCTCCGGCCTCAAGGAGTCAATCACTTTCAGCCTTCAGCACTTCTGGCAGGCTCAGTTTAGGTTCATCCCCGAGGCCGACATCCCCACGCTCTGGTCCCCCCTCGTCGATTGGATGATTCAGCAGCGGGAACTTGAGTTTACCCCGGACATCACCGCGGGGAACACCTACTTCTCGGGAACGCTCGAGGGCCCAAACGAGGGCTTGGACATGACGCTCACGGAGCAGATCCCCCAGTTCCCATTCAACTACCAAACGCCGCTCATGAAGTTCAGGCAGAGGTCAATATGAAGCTGATCCCTCTACTTCTAATCTTCCTTGGATCCCACGCCCAGGCCGCCGGCGTTGTTAACGGACAGCCCGTCAATGCCGCAGTTACGAACGCCGCCTTCCTGTTCAAGAACGGAGATGACACCGACCCATTCGTCCTCGCCTTCACGAACGCGAACCCAGCGAGCGGCACGGCCATCACGAACGCGCAGAGAGAGTGGAACGCGATCGAGTCATTCCTGGGGATGTCCCCGAACCAGGTCTTTAATACTCTCCCCACCTGGGTCACGAACTACTGGGGCCTGTCTACAAATAACATCTTCAACCGGACAAAGGCGCTCGACACCGCCTTCGATCCAGCGACGGGCCACAGCCATAACGGGATCGGAGGCAACGGCCCTCTGATCAATCTCTCGACGAGTACGACCGGTACTCTTCCAATCGCTCGGGGGGGCACAGGGAGCACAAACGCATCGGACGCCTTCAGTGCCCTCTCTCCGCTGACAACCCTGGGCGACCTCCTGAGCTACAGCAGCGGGAACGTCAGAGTAGCAGGCAACACATCGAGCTCTGCGAAGATCCTGGTCCAGACCGGAACCGGGGCTATATCTGCCCTTCCCGCGTGGCTCCTTCCCTCCGGGGATATCACGATGGATTCGGCAGCTGTAGTAACAATAGCAGCAGATGCGGTGACGAACTCGAAGCTCGCGAACATGGCTCAGAGTACTATTAAGGGCCGGGCCGTAGGCGCAGGGACCGGCGATCCGACAGACCTCAGTGCAACGCAGGCTACGGCGATCCTTGACAATATGGTCGGGGATTCCGGGGCGGGTGGGACGAAAGGACTCGTCCCCGCGCCTGGCGCTGGGGACTTCGCGGCAGGGAAGTTCCTCAACGCCGGCGGGACATTCACAGCTCCCTCGGCCACACTGTCGACGCAGTCCTATGAGATCTCGAATATCGGCGTGAGCGTCACCGTAGCGGCGAACGCGCTGACATTCAGCTTGAAGCAACCCGATGGGTCTACGGACTGCACGTCAGGACAACCATGCAGGATCGGGTTCCGCAGCAGCACGGCAACGAGCGGGGCGTTCAACCAACGCAATGTGACCGCCGCTCTGAGCGTCGTCATCAGCTCCGGATCTACCCTGGGGATGACGAGCGCTATTTCTGGGTATATGTACATGTACGCTCTGGATAACGCCGGAGCGGTAGAAATCGCCGTCTCACAATCTAAGTTCGACGAGGGGTCGCTTCACAGCACTACGGCCGAGGGCGGAGCCGGAGCAGCGGACTCGAACAACGTCCTGTACTCGACGACGGCCAGAAGTAACGTCCCGATCCGACTTTTACTGCGGATCAATATCAGTGAAGCCACAGCCGGGACCTGGGCGACCGCCCCTACAGAGGTATCCCTGCGACCAGCTCTGGATGAGCGTTGGTTCGTCGACTCCTACATCACCGGAGCCGATATCAATATTAACACTGGGGCGAATGTTACCGTTTACACCCCGATCGAGTCAGGGGCCCTCACCCTGACTAATAATCCTGGCAACTTCGGCGTGCCACTCACCGCGAAGATCTCCTGCTCGAGCACGAACCCATCGACGGGTACGACCTGCGCTGCAGGGAGTGAGCAGATTGGAATAGCTTTCACTCCTCCCACGAGCGGGAACGTCGAGGTCTGCAACCTCACCAGCTGGGACATCGATATCGGGAGCAATATCTCTCTTGGTAACGCAGGAGTGAACTTCGAAATAGCTCAGACGACGAACACCAGTCAGACGATCCTGTTCCGCAGCGAGCGGGCCGACATCACCCACCAGCTGCTGAACGCGAACAGGAGAAGCATCATCCACTGGCCAGTCCGAGTCTGCGGACTGTTCGCAGTAACGAGTGGATCGATTCAGACGTTCCGGCTCCTGTACGTCGACGTAGTCTCAGGGACCGTTAATGGGATTATTTCAAACACGACTGGCGGCGGGACTAATCCAGAGAGCCACTGGACCGTTCGTCCTATTCTAAATTAAGGGGGAATTCATGGCGATACTCACAGGTAACCCGAGTTCTCTCGTAGCAGGACAGACGTCGGGAACCATCACCCTAGACTTCGCAGATCTAATCGCATGGCTTCCTGGTGTGGAACCCTACATGCAGGAGCAGTCGAATATATCGATGGTCGAATTCAGAATGATGGACGCCACTCTATTCCAGATTGGCGGGATAACCTTCGATTTCCCTGTTCTCACCAGTTGTTTCCGAGTGTCCAATTCTGCACTTAGAAACACCTGGTCCGTGGTCAGTGTCCGACTGCGGGACTTCGATAATGGAATGGTCATCATCCCGTCTTCCCTGCTCACGAACCCCGCCCAGTTCAACATAGAGATCACCGACTAGATGAGCGATGTCCCTCAGAACTATACGAACTTCAACGCACGCAAGAGCAAGAACCCCGTCCTGGTCGTCCAGATCCAAGGGGTTAAAGATCTCCTCACCCTGAACACACTGAACACGCAGATCCTCTACGGGGATCCTGGGATCATCTACGGGGGGGCAGGCGTCATTTATGGGGGGCTCCGGCCCTATTCGATCCAGAACCTAGACGGATCGATCTCGACCTTCAGACCGATCCTATCCCTGAAGGGTTCGAGTCTCTCGATCTCCCAACGCTTAGAGCCCGAGCAGGGGAAGGCATCGGTCTCGATCATGGGTCTCGCCTTCATCGACTACCAGCAGTACATGACCCGCCTGATCTCCTCGGGCGGGGGGATCGTCCCCGAGATCCTTGGCCGAGAGGTACGCGTGTTCCTGGGGTTCACGCAGATCTCCTACCCGCAGGACTTCTTCGAGCTCTTCCGCGGGTACATCTCCGGAGTAGAAGAGCCCGCCGGCCTGGTCGTGTTCCAGCTCTCGGACCCGAACCTCAAGCGTAGGCAGATGGTCTTCTTCATGGGAGCGACGACCGTTACCGTAGCGGTGGGCGCTGGGGACATGACCATATTCGTCGTATCGAACGAGGACTTCTTCGCCCAGATCGAAGGACCTGATGGGGACTTCTACCCGAGCGTAGGGGATGCAAAAGCTCACTGCTATATCAAGATCGAGGACGAGTGGATTGAATGCCAGCCAACACCGACATTCACCGATCGATTCACCGTGATCCAACGGGGGGTCCGGGGAACGACGGCCGCGGCGCACGTCAACGGGTCGGACGTCGTCGCTGGTATCCAGCTCGGGGAGGCGACGAACCCGCAGAACGCGATCGACATGGCCCTTCAGGTCATGCTGTCGGGGTGGGACGGCCCGTGGATCTCGGAGGAGCCGCTGCTCGCGATCGGTCCCGATCCCGACCCTGCTCCATTCGTTACGACCACGCAGCTCATCACGCTGCCGAACTTTGTGGATGCGGTGAAGGACTACGGCCTGGTGGAGGGGGACTTCTTCATCCTGACTGGGAGCTCGTTCGGTGGGAACAATGGGGTTTATTTCCGGATCTCCCGATTCGGAGATCAGGATGGGCAGACGAACCGACTGATCTACGCGATGCCAACGGATCTCCTCACGAAGGAGCAGGCAACGCCGGCGACCGTATCGTTCCGATCCCAGTACGACGTTCTCCCGGTAGGTGCCGGATTGCGGCTGAACCCCAAGGATGTCGACGTCGTTCGTCACCTATATGTGAAGAACACTTTTTTAGGGAGCGCCGGGAATGACCTGATCTTCTTCCTCACAGAGACGCAGACCTCCGGCAAGGACTGGCTCGAGAAGCAGGTCTACCTCCCGGTCGGCGCCTACTCCCTTTCGCGTCGTGGGAAGATCTCCTGCGGCTACCACTCGCCGCCGATCGCGAATCAGCAGGTCTTCTTCCTTGGGAAGGATAACCTGCTGAACCCGGCTGGCATCCGACCATCCCGATCGCTGAACTCGAGGACCTTCTTTAACCAGATCCAGATCAGCTATAACTTCGACGACGATGGGACCTCCCGATCGCGGACGATCCTGGCTGATATTGACAGCATCCAGGACCCGCAGGACGGAGGGATCGGACTCACAAGTACACTGCAGATCGAAGCCCGCGGGGTCTACGGGGGGTACTCGGCAGCCCTGCTCCAGAAGCGCGCGTTCTTCCTCCTCTCTCGGTACAAGCGCGGGGCGCTGACCATCCCCTGCGAGGTGAACTGGGAGGTTGGAAGCGTCATCGAGGCGGGCGATATCTGCGTATTCGATGACCCTGATGTGCTTCAGATCGCGAATTTCAAGACGGGTCAACGCGGCCTGGATGACCAGCTGTTCGAGGTGATCGATAAGACCTTCGACATCGCCAGCGGGAAGGGCACTCTGAAGCTGGTGGGCGGGGTCGGAGCCACCTCGAACGATCGCTTCGCGACGATCTCCCCATCCTCGCTACTCGACACGGGAAGCACTCCGACCCAGCTCATCATCAAGGACTCCTTCGGTGCCGTATTCCCAGGGAATGAGAGCAAGAAGTGGCGAAATTATGTGGGGCTCCCTGTCGTCGTGCATTCGAAGGACTGGGTCTCGACTACAACCGTCACTCTCCTTTCCGTCGACCCATCTAATAACAACCTCCTGAACGTCTCCTCCTTGGGGTTCTCCCCGCCAGCGGACTACGTCATTGATATTGCGCCCTACCCAACCGGGGCAGACCCGACGGAGAACGCTCTCTATAAAGTTATGCACGTCTTCTGGAGTCCACACGTTCAGGTCGCGACCGGAGTCTCGACGACGCAGTTTACTGTGGCTCCCGGGGATGTGGCGAAGTTCACTGAGGGAAATTTTGTCAGAGTCCACACTGAGGACTACTCTTCTGACTCGGGAGACCTTACGGTGACGGATATCACCGGGGTCACCATCACGGTCTCGGCATCGATGGGGTTCACGCCGAACAGCACCTTCTTCGTGGACCTCATCGGATTCCCGGACGGCGGGGAGAGTTACCGATGGATATAGGGGGATAGCATGGCAGACGTCACACCAGTCAGGCAGAACATCGCATTCCCTGGGGTAGAGTTCCTGGCCGCCTGCAGCGAGTTCTTCGCTCAGTCTCTCGCTGGGCAGTCGAACTTCCTGAACTACTTCGCCTACCAGGAGAAGGCATTCTTCGTGAACGGAAGCTACTCGATCGTGGCTCCCCCGCAAACCGGGGTCGATGGCCTGGTCGTGTTCGAGTTCGACGCGCAGATCATCGACGTGTGGATGTTCAACTTGACAGCCGGGAGCGCAGGATCAACCGAGTTCGACTGCCTCGTGGCGACGACATCAGGGGGCGCGTTCACTTCGATCTTCACCACACTTCCTTCGATCAGTTACTTAGCAGGGACTAACGCCTGGGTGGGGGCTCCGAATCCAGCACTGATCGGATCGAACTATTCGCCACCGGCCTATGCAGCACCAGCCAACACGGTGGCACCAGTACTGAATGCAGCAGTCACAGATACGATCGCACTGCGGAGTGCGATGATCTTAAAAACGACGGCCGTGCAGACGGGTGGACAGAACGCCGGCCTGCTGGTTCACTACCGAAATCGGTGATAGGAGATCTCAGTGTCCACCTATTCAAATAACACCACGCTCAAGGTCCAGGCGGCGATCGGCGCTAGCCTCACCGGCAACGGCACTCTGTACACCTGCCCGGCGAACTCCTACGCGATCGTGAATTTCACGAACGTGGGTGGCACCTCGGGCTTCCAGCTGCTGCTCGACAGCAAGGTTGTCTTCACCGGCTTCATGTCATCCCCTTCCGCGGTCGAGGGATCGCGTCCGGTCCAGATCTACGTCGGCCCGGGGCAGTCCCTGGTCACGTCCGGAGGCGGGGGGCAGAACGCCCACGTCACCGGAGTGGAGTTCAAGAACTCGCCTTGATGCACATCAACGGGATACCAGCCTGCCCGGGTTGCGAGGAGAAGCTGAAGCAGGCGCATCCGAGGATCGCCCGGTGGTTCCGCGAGAAGGTCAAGCCCTTCCACACCACGGCTCATATCTCCTGGTCCTTCCGGGGGAGAACCGATCAGGAGAAGGCGGTCGCCCAGGGGAAGAGCGAGCGGCACTGGCCATACTCCATGCACAACCGCACGGCAGCGGACGGGAGCCCTTGCGCCGAAGCCCTCGACCTGTTCCTTCAAAACGTCGACGGAACCGGATCCTGGAGCTCAGACTTCTTCCAGATGCTCGCGGTCGAGGTTGTGCAGGACGGTGACCCGATTCGGTGCGGAGCGACCTGGAAGTCAATCGGGGATGCCGATCACTTCGAGCTGGATCCTCGGTGGAAGACCCTGCCGGGTTGACCCTTTCGCCGGCCACCCCTACGCTTGAACCGTGCAGATCGAGATCCCCAGCGAGCCACTAAAGCAGCTCATCGCCTCAAACGTGGCGCTCCTCGGAGCCTTCATCGCGCGTGGACTCTGGCGGATGGCCAGGCGAGATGGCCGGAAGCTCGGGCAGCTGACGAAGGATGTCGCAGAGATCAAGGGCAGCATGACGGCAGTGCTCAAGGCGGCCGAGGAATTTCCGAAACTCAAGAGAGACGTCGACGCGGCCCACGCAGGGATCCGCGAGCTCAAGGGCACGAGGCGCCCGGCCGACGTCCTTCAACCCAGCCTCTGAGGAGAGCGTCATGGAGAAGATCGATCTGAAGGTGGAAGGATCGAAGGCAGCGGCGGACGTCGGTGATAAGCTCGTCGCCCTGGTGAAGGCCACGAGGAAGGCGCTGGCCGACGGCTTCCAGCCAGGGACCGACATCCCCGTGATCGTCCTCGAGGCGTACAGGGATCTCTCGTCGGTGATCAGGGATATGCCCACGCTCCAGGCGGACGCGGCGGAAGATAAGTTCCCGGTGATCCGGGCCCTGTCGAACAAGTCGATCGACCTGGCCGAGGAGCTCATGAAGCCCGCCGCCACATGAACCCGCTGCTCTGGCTCGCCGCTATCCCCGTTGCGCTGAAGGGGCTGAAGGACGGGATCGCGATCGTCTGGCAGATCATCCAACTGGTCCACGAGATCAAGGGGATGAAGAACAAGGCGCAGCGAGCGGCGGATCTCAGGGTCGCCATGAAGGAGTTCAAGGAGACCGGAGACTCCGCGAAGCTTGAAGCCCTCTACCTCGGAGAGAAGACTGATGAACCGACTCCTCCCGTTCCTCCTGCTGCTTAGCGCGTGCGCCTCCGAGCCAAAGGTGCCGGTGAAGTTCTACCGGGTGAACCCCGCGGGGAAGCTCGAGCATAAGACCGGCGACCTGGTCGAGACCCTCACCGATGAGCAGGCGGCCGGCAAGGCGTGTATGGCCATGGAGGACCTGTCGCGGGTCGTGGTCTCCTGCCCGGCGCAGACGTTCTAACGTGGCCGACTGGAAACAGACGATGGAGCAGCTCGCGCGCGCGCCGAAGTGCGACTACTGCCGCCGATCACTGCGGGACTCTCGAGGCCGCAAGTGCTGCGTGGGATGCGGCGCCGCCTTAACGGAAGCTCAGATCCTGGCCTCTTGGCGGCCTGCTCCGACCCCAGGCGGATCCTATGGGACCAGGAAGGTCAGGATCTAGAAGCAATCGCTCGCGACGGGCCGGCAGAGGTGGCGAAGGACGATGGCTGAGCCCCCCTCGAAGAGCGACAGGGCGACCTCGTGGGCGTTCGGAACCAGGATCACCCGGGCCGAGAGCCACTGATCATCTACCAGCGCCTCGACGGCGTCGCCGACGCGGGGTACCCATTCGTCGAGATCCTGCCGCATAGACCCTATTATGGTGCTCCTGACCGGAGCGGTCAACCAGCGACGGGCTGCGGCCGACTAGTAAAACAATACTAGGCCGGATCCATCTCCGGAGAGTGTGGCGTCGGTTCGCGCTTCGACGGAAGGCCGATGATAGACTTTGAGCGGAGGGCGTCGAGGACATTCCCGAACTGGTTCAGGCCGAGCTCGCAGAGCTCCATGATCCCACATGTCAGCCACACGGCGAACTCAGCCTTCGCCCGCTCCTCCTTGCGTATCCTCACACGGATACTCTTCGAGCCCGCCGGACCATCCTCGAGGGAGATCCCGGACGACGCGGGCAGGTGCATGACGAACTCCGAGTGGGTCGGCGAGGTCAGGCAGATCCAGGCGCCCACGTCGTACTTCTCGAGGACGAGCTCGAGCTCGCGCGCGCAGGCCTTCAGCTTCGGGTCGTACTTCGGAGCGGTCACTTCTTTCTCCGCGCGGCGTCGAGCGAGCTCGCCAGGTACTTGCAGGCGTCCTCGATCAGGGAGTTCACCGAGATGCCGCAGGCCTTCGCGTGGCGCTGCATCCGTTTGTATACATTCGTGGACAGGCGCAGGGCGAAGCGGGTCTTCGGGTCTGGCAAGGGGGGCTTGGCTGGGGTCATGATCGGGTCTCCTTCTTGGGTGGTGATATCACGGGAACGGCGATCCCGCACTCCTCGGCCAGCTTCTGAACGATCGCGAGAGCGGCGGGGCTGATGATCTCCGCGGCGAAGTAGGCGACCGTGAACTTCTGGCGCAGGAGATCGACGACGTGCTTCTCGACGGAGTCCTCCGTGACCTTGCCGGCGCATCCCGCCTGGTCGCACCCGTTCTCGATCGCCTCGCGCAGAGTCTTCGGCGTTCCTCTTGATGGGTCCAGAGATACGGTCTGCCCCTTGCTCAATCCCATGCAGTGGATGCAGGGGGTCTCCGGGCCTCTTCCGTGTACGCACATATGCTTCATCCGCATACGCCATCCTTCCACCGCTGATGCGCGGCCGTGATCAGGTCGTCGACTGTCGCTGGAACCTGGGGTCCGTTCGGGCAGATACGCATCGTCGCGCGCTCGTGGTCCTGATCATCGCGGTGAACGATCTCGAAGCTCACCTCGCCAGTCTGGAGCTCCTCCATCTCGAACCGGAAGCCGGCCTCGTGGAGCTCGATCGCCATCACCTCAATCGGCCCGGGCCGCAAGATTGAGTTCTCTCTCGGCCGACCGAAGGGCCGCACGAACTGGGTGAAGGTGATCAATGACCCATCCTCTCCGCTGCTTCTCGCAGCTCGTCTTTATCCGCTGCCTCTCTGGCCTCCGCCGCCTCCCATAGGGCGTCATCACGAAGTGCCATGATCGTTCGTTCGATCAAGCGGTCGAGCACCTTTGGCTCAAGCGCGTCGAGTTCCCAGGACTGGCGGCCGTGGATCTTGAGATAGCCCGTCGCCCTGGGGTCGGTGATCTTCGATGGGTTCGGCGGGGGCTTGTGTTTCCGGATCTGGTCCATGTTCAGGGCGATGCGGTTCACCGTGAGCTCGCCGCGAGTGAAGAGCTCGAGCCGGTCCTGGATATCCCGGGTCATGTCCACGCCGCTGGGATCGTGGTCGCCGAGGTGGATGATCACGGGGGTCTGGCCGTTCTCCTGGTATCGCATCAGCCGGAGAGCTGCCGCGTGCATTTCGCTCTGGCTGGTGTATCCACGGCACGAGAAGTAACTGACGTCGTTCCGTCGGCAGACGCCCTCGATCACGCCGGCGAGGGCGTCCTTCTCGATCCAGACCTCGGGGCGGTTCTCCTGATCGGCCCACTTATCGATCGCGTAGGACTTCACGCAGGTCTCAACAATCTCAGCCGGGGAGTCCCAGTGCGAGTTCCTCTGCAGGTTGCGCGTGCGATCGACGATCGCTTCCCAGTCGATCAGCCCGGCCAGACGGCCGTCGTTGATCGCGGAGCCCAGGATTTTGTAGGACCGCTGCGTGTTTGGGATCAGGTCCCGGGAAACGAACTGGTAGTAGAGCTGGCGGAGGGTGAGCTCGAAGCCCTGGGCTTGGTAGTCGGCTATGATCACGTTCGCCTGCTCGATCATGGCGAGCGTCGACGGCTTGAACTTCTTCGGGGTGTACTCGATCTTCACCTGCTCACCGGTCCTTCCTTTCGAAGCGGGATAGGAGAGCCTGGTACTGCCGCTCAAGTTCATCTGATCGGCGTTGAAGAGACTCGATCCCGCGGCGGACAGCTCCTCGATGGCCTCTCCAGTGCCCGACCTCATAGGCGATCCAGACTCCGACCAGGGCGACGGCGAAGATGATCATGGCTTCACAGCTTCTTCGATAGTGATCTTTAGGCCTCGGGTCCGCTCAATGAACTTGAAAAATTCAAACAGGACCTCGGGTTCTAGCGCTACCTCGTGATCGACGCCACCTCCTTGTGGGGCGCGAAGCCAGATCTGGAAGCCTTCATCACGTGCGTACAGCCCATCGCCCAAATATGTCTCCCTCACGCGAGCACCTGGAGGAGGGAGAAGGTCTGGCTCGGGTTGCGATCGCGGATCGTGTGTAGCGCGGTGATCGCAGAGATCAGGTCGGAGAACGAGGAGAGATAGGTGATCTGCTGCAGGGGGTTCTGGTCCGTGCCGTGGACAGAGACGAGGATGAACTTCATGGCGGGGTACTCCTTCTACTTCTGATGTCATGATATCACACTGTGACATTACTTTCCACTTCCACTCCGCCGGCCTATATATTAGGGTCCGCAGCTATCCAGCGGGTCCGGGTTTTTCTCCCCACATGAGTGTCATGGCCTGTGTCCGCTTCGACCCTTCTACCTTGGGTGATCCGCGAGCTCGCCCGGGGTAGAAGGGTTTCAACCAAAGGAGCTCGCGCCCATGGCAACGAATTCAGACAAGCCCGGTCTTATTTTTTCCAGGATACCCAAGATCATCGCCGACCTGAGCGCCGTGAAGAAGGGCCGCACCAGCGAGCAGGGGTACAAGTTCCGCGGGATCGACGACGTCCTGCTCGCCCTGAAGCCCGCCTTCGTCGAGCATAAGGTGTTCGTGCTGACCGAAGTGCTGAGCCAGATCCGCGAGCCGAGGACGACGAAGAGCGGGGCGCAGCAGACCTTCTCGATCATGACGGTGAAGTTCACCCTCTGCGCAGAGGACGGGTCGAGCGTCACGGTGATCACGGTAGGCGAGGCGCAGGACACCGGGGATAAGAGCTCGAGCAAGTCGATGTCCGTGGCCTTCAAGTACATGGCCGTGCAGATCTTCTGCATCCCCACCGACGAGCCTGCGGACGACCCGGAGCACGGCCGACAGGAGGAGGTGGGCCGACCCGCTGGGAAGCCTGTCGCGAAGTCTGGAACGAAGCCGAGTCAGACGGTAGGGGCGAAGACCGTGGCCGCAGCTCGAGGCGCTCTCTTTGATCGGCTCGGCAAGGCATTCAAGTCCTTCGAGAAGGCGTGCCCCCAGAACGCGAAGTTCATGACCGGCATCACACTGCAGCGGTACGGCAAGAACACCTCGAAGGAGCTCAGCGACACGGAACTTCTGGACTTCTGCGAGTACCTCGAGAAGGCGGCGGCCCAGGGGTTCAATGACGCCCCGGGTATCCGGCCCTCAACTGAGGCGTCAAAAAGTGAACCTCCCCAGACGCGCGAGGATGCCCCAGGATCGACTCCTCCCCCCGTTGCGCCTGAGCCTCGACCCACCCCTCCCGCGCCTAAAGGCAAGGCAGCTGGCGGGGGAGGCAAGAAGTCTACACAGGACTTGATCAAGGCACTGACCGTGGCCGGCTGGACGATCGCCCAGGGCAACGCGTACGCTAAGCTGGCATGGAAGGTCGAGACCATCACCGAGCTGAATGCCGACCAGGCGAAGGTGCTCATGGGCTTCCTGCGGCATAACCCCGACTTCGAGGCGAGCTGCAAGGAGTTCGGGTAGTGGTCACGCTCGATCAGGTCCTGAAGGTGATCAACGATCAGATCGCGAAGGATGTCCTGAAGATGGCGGGCGCGAAGCCTGGCGGCACCGTATACTCGGCCTACGAGCTCGCCATCTGCCAGCTTGAAATAGTTGCCAACGAGATCAAGATACTGTTCGCACGTGGGGAGGCAGCTCAGCCGGTAGAGCGCCAGGTCTTCCGGGCGACATGGGTTACACCCAATCGATGTGGCAGAACGGCCGCGGCTCTTCGGCAGATCCTCGAAGCGTGCGACTTCCAGAAGTACTCGAAGATCGAGATCACGGTCACCTGCCCAGACGTGCTCGCGCAGCTCGAAGAGGAGAACGCCCGATTTCTGGGGGCTCTGGAGCAAGCGATTGAGGATTTGCGCACGGCATACGGGAGCCGGGATAAAATCGGTGCAGTCGAACGCGCTCGCGAAGCCTTGAACTCGGGTCCTCCCACGGGCGGTGGGGATGCGGCAGCGTCGGCCACGGTCGGTTCGACTCCGGCACCCGAGATAGCTTTCAACCGTGAGGATCACGCGTGCAGCACGGGCGATTGCCCCCACGAGAAGCAGTCGGAGTGCGACGCCCATCTCGCGCGCGACTTCCCGGACTTGTAATATAAGTTGTAATACAATCGAGGGGTGCTCAACCGCGCCACCTGCATCGGCTGGATCGGGAAGACCGCTGAGCTCCGAGACACCGCGGGCGGCCCGGTCGCGACCTTCTCTATCGGCATGACCGATCGCTGGATCGATAAGCGGGGCGTGGAGAACAAGGCCACGGAGTGGATGCGTGTCGTTCTCTGGGGCGGGCTGGCCAGGAGGATGAAGCCCTACCTCCTCACCGGCGTCCTCGTCTTCGTCGAGGGCAAGCTCGTCACCCGGGAGTGGGTCGGCAAGGATGGGTACCGCAAGCGGGGTACCGAGATCCACGCGATCACCGTTCGCTGCCTCACGGGTGGGAAGCCTCGGGATCTCGGCAAGGGGATGCAGCAGGTGGATCCGAACCCAGGCCCGGACTTCGACGCTCCGATCGAGCCGGAGCTGGGGTTTTAAGCGGGCGCTCCATGGTACATTCGTCGGTATCGCTCAATCACTTTAGGATTCAGGCGCGTAGCCTGCGTGGCGAGATCGTCAGCCAGGTCATTCATCTCATCCCCGGAGTGGCCTTTGACCCAAATAAACTCGATCGACCGGCCGGCTATAGAACGCAGGAGGCGCTCCCAGAGCTCGCGGTTCGCGACATCCTTTCGCTGCGAATTCTTCCAACCGTTTGCCAGCCAGCTCCTCGACCACTTCGTGGCTCCGAGGATCACGTACTGGCTGTCAGAGTGGATCCGCATAGGCGCGCCAGGGTTCTGCTCGAGCGCGTGAATCACAGCCATGAGTTCCATCCGCTGGTTGGTCGAGAAGGCATCTCTGCCTTGAGCGTGCGGTCCTCGCATCCCCGCTCGAGTGACCCACGCCCAGCCACCGACTCCTGGGTTCGGCATACAACATCCATCGGTCCACACGCTCATTGCTTCAGCAGAGTTCATTTTAGTTCTCCTTGCTCACTGTTCCTGCCTTTAAGAGAGGGGTCAGCTTTCGGTTCAGACCAGAGTGAGAGACACGTTTCCTAACCAGGCTGGCACTAAAAAGTGCAGCGAGTCGAAACATGTCTCTCATTCGATCGCCCCCGGACGAGCCGTCGTTTCGAGACAGGCCGCCGGGTCAAAGACCGGAAGCCCCCAGGCAGACTATATAGGGCTCAAGACGCCCCACCGTTCGCCGCTCTACCTGAACCCCAAAGGGTTGCATCCCACGGCTGGTCGAATGAACTCACCGCCGACCACTCTCACCGGCTCGAACTACGTCGTTTGCATCTCGCTCATCGAGCCGGGCTGATTTGGAATGGTATTTTCCGCACGAACGTGCGAAGAAGGATCCGTTCTCTGTTCAGCGACGAGGAACATAAAAGGGTTGGTCCGCAAGGTCCAGCCCTTTTTTATTATTTCGGTGGACTCTCGACCGAACTCGTTTTAATCCTCGAGGCACTTCGCGAGGACCCCAAGTTTGAATGCTTCACCGTGCCCCAAGCAAGGTGATCCAGGGCCGGTCGGTTTCCTCGCGAAGGATAGCTGACTGGCCCTTTCAATTTGGAGATGGAGATCATGGATCGCAGTCAGATCCGCCGCGCGATCGAGGAAGCGTACCTGCAGTACCCGCGGCACCGCGGGAAGAAGAAGGGGGTTGACCGCCTCCTCCGCCAGATCAAGACCCCCGAGCGCCTGGCTCAGTTCCAGCTCGCGGTCCTCCACTACGCTGCCCTGGTGAGACGGGAGCAGACCGAGGACCAGTACGTGAAGCACTTCTCCACCTTCGCCGGCGAGTGGGAGGACTTCATCGAGAACCCGCTGAAGCCGAATGGCAATCCCCCCCGCGGAGGTCAGTCGATCCAGATCCCGGGCATGACTTCCACGGGAGAGGTGATCCCGTGATGGAGCTGGCCCCCCACCGCCGCCCGAAGCGAGAGCATAAGATCCGGATGCGCTCGATCGGCGACGTGTACGGGCAGGCCATGGGCGAGCTCGCGCGCCCCTTCCCATCGGCGAAGCTCTACAACTGGACGAAGTTCAACTGGCTGACAGGGGGCTTCCGTCTAGGTGAGTACTCGATTCTCTGTGGCGGGACGGGGGTAGGAAAAACCACACTGCTCGCTAATATCGCGGTGCAGCTCGTGATGGCAGGCCACCGACTCTTCGTGGCCCCTGTCGAGACGGGAGACTCGGACTTCGTGAAGCGTATGATCTCCGTGGTCCACGGCTTCGATGTAAACACGGGGGACTCTGTCCACGCGGAGCGCCTGCAGTCGATCAACTCGAAGCACGCCGACTTCTTCCTCACGGACCGGGTCCAGCTCAGCGTGTACGACGACCGCGTGGACCCCGACATCCTGATGGACGATATTTGGCACGCGAAGCAGGTCCACCAGTGCACGATCGCGATCACCGATAACCTGAACTACTTCCTCGAGGTGAAGGACGAGCGCGCCTGGATGATCGAGCAGGACCGGGTGACCCACCGGATGATCGACTTCACGAAGAACGCCCCGATCCACTGGATCCAGGTCATGCACCCGCGCAAGGTCGACGGCCTGGTGGAGAGCGAGAACGATATCAAGGGCTCATCCACCTCGGTGCAGGAGGCGCAGAACGTGCTGCTCTTCAACCCGCCGAGCGAGGAGGACATAGAGAACGACGTCCGGACTCCGCTTGACCGGGTGATCACGCTCCGGAAGATGCGCCGGCGGGGGGTCTACACGAATCACCGGCTGATCTTCACGAGCGATGGAACGACCTACACCGAAGGGGAGGTGCTCGGCCGTGCAGTTCGGACGCGTCGTAAATCAGGTTGAGCTCGCGCTCACGTCGTTAGGTATTCGGGATCGGGGGGGCGAAGCGGTACTCGGCCTTCGGGTGCTCCCCACCCTGATGGATGCCCTGACTGACATCGGGCTCCGAGAGAAGTGGGATGAAGCGGAAGGGTGGCTGAGGGATGCAGTCGAGAGTGGAGATCAGGATCTCGTGGACGCGGCAGCGGAGGAGTATCGGGACGCAGCGACCGTCCTTATCGAGGCCGCGCGCAGGCAGCTTAGGAAGAAGCAGATCGCGCGGGATATCGAGCGGCAGGCGTATCTCGCCAGGGAGGAGTCGTGACAGAAGGGATCTGCGCAACGTGCGGCGGAGCCGGGGAAGTATGGCTGATGGCGCATCGGGAGGGGGGGCCAGACCGACTCGAGCTCTGCCCTCGCTGCCGCGGGCGAGGGTTGGCGCAACCAGGTGCCGCGATCTACGGGGTTCGGCCGGTCTCTCCGGAGGAGCACGCCCGCTCGATGGATCTTGCCGTGAAGGCGTTCAACCGTGCTGAAGCGAAGGCGAGTCGTGGACAAGGGACTCCTGGCGCTGGTGCGGACCCTGCCATGTATGGGTTGCCAGAGGACACCCTCTGATGCCGACCATGTTAGGACGAGAGGCGCGGGCGGCGATGATGTGGCGGAGAACCTCCTGCCTTTGTGCAGGCGTTGTCACCAGGAGCGGCACCGCAGGGGATTGAAATACATGGCCGAGAAGTACCCAGCGATCGGTCATTGGTTAGAACTCGCTGGGTGGAAACTAGATAACGGAAGGTGGAGACATGAACGACTCGAAGATTGTGATCGCGGTACTGCAGAGGGGCTGGGTCTACGTGGGCAGGCTGACGATGGTTCCTGACATGCCGGGATGGCTCCGATTGAAAGGAGCAAACTGCATCAGATCGTGGGGTACGACGAATGGGCTTGGACAGCTTCGTAAGGGGCCGACCGCCATCACGAAGCTTGACCCTGCCGGCACCGTAGACTTCCATGAGCTGACCGCGGTGAATCTAATCCGCGACCTCGAGGAGGCGGCATGGGCGAAGCACTGCGACTGATCGGTTCTCTCGGCGAGGAAAGTCAGCACGTCTCCGGTTCCGGTTACGGTTACGGTGACGGTTCCGGTTACGGTGACGGTTACGTCTCCGGTTACGGTTCTGGTGACGGTTCCGGTTACGGTGACGGTTCCGGTTACGGTTCTGGTGACGGTGACGGTGACGGTTCCGGTGACGGTGACGGTTCCGGTGACGGTTCCGGTGACGGTTCCGGTGACGGTGACGGTTCCGGTGACGGTGACTGAGAACAGCAGAAAGGAATGCATGAGCAAGTCGAAGAAGGCAGCGAAGACGAAGGCACCCAAGGAGCGCAAGCTCAAGCTGATGAAGGAGGCGCCGACGGGGGTGGCCCTGCAGAAGGAGCTGACGATCCCGCTCTCGGATAAGGAGATCGCCGAGAAGGCGCAGGAGGCGGCGACCTGCGCGAAGAGTATCGAGGGCTGGAAGGAGGAGGCGAAGGGCACGGCCGCGAATATCCGCCGGGTGCAGAAGGACCGCGACCGGCTCCTGGGCGAGATCAAGTCAGGCTCCGAGCTCAGGCTGGTGGACTGCGTGATGCAGAAGGTCTTCGAGCAGAACCTGATCCGCTTCTATGTCGAGCGCGAGGGCGAGTGGTTCATGGTCGAGGAGCGGGCGATGGAAGACTCCGAGCGGCAGGCGGATCTCCCCCTGGCCGGCAAGAAGCTAAAGCGCAAGTGGCTCAAGCCCGAGGCTCCGGCAGAAGTCGACGGCAAGAATCTGAGCGGGGCGTACTGATGCCTGAAGCGTATCCGCTGGACTGGCCGGTAGCGTTCAAAAGGACGAAGCCTCTCGGGCGAGTCCGGGCGAAGTTCAAGTCGACCTGGGCGGGCGGACTCTGGTCGGTGCAGAACGAGCTCCGACTTATGCGAGTCACGAACGTGATCATCTCAACCAACCAGCCGATCCGAAAGGACGGCCAGCCGTACGCGGCCGAGCGGAGGATCGAGGACCCGGGTGTGGCGGTTTACTTCCACCGCAAGGGCCGGCCGCTGTCGATCGCCTGCGACCGGTGGGAGAGGATCGAGGATAACCTCCGGGCGATCGGGCTCACGGTGGAGGCGATGCGCGGGCTGGATCGGTGGGGCGCGAGCGACATGCTCGACCGGGTCTTCCAGGGCTTCACCGCTCTGCCCCCGCCAGCCGGCCACGTCGAGCCAGATCCGGACTGGTGGACCGTCCTGGGGTGCTCTCAGGAGTGGCCGCTGGATGCGATCGAGTTCGCCTACAAGATGCGGGCGAAGCAGCTGCACCCGGACCTGGGCGGGGATGCCGCGGAGATGCAGGCCATGAACCGGGCGATCGAGACGGCCCGGGCGGAGAAGGGCGCGTGAACAACCTCTCGATCCGCCCCTGCAAGGACTGCCGCCGGATGATCTTCTTCGCCTACTGCGACTCCACGAAGAAGTCCGTACCGCTGGACCGGAAGGCCGCTTGCTACTCGATCGAGAAGGACATCTTCGGAGACATGAAGGCCGTGCGTACCGACGCCTTCGTGAGCCACGTCCACGCGTGCCCCGAGGGGCCGGAGTGGCTGGCGATGAAGCGGGCGAAGGAGAAGCGGGAAGGCAAACGATTATGAAAGGGGAGGTGAGGCCATGCGCTAAGTCGAACACCGAAAGAGTAGGACATACCGGCGGGAGGACTACCCCTCTCGCCGGCTCAATAGAGGAAGCTGAAGGAGGAGAGGAAGCGTGACGCCTAACAAGATCTGGATCAGCGTGCAGTCGCTGTACCGCCTGGACGAGGGGAACCAGGAGGTCGTCATCCGGCGCCTCCCACCGGAGCCGAAGTACGCCGACTCCTGGGTGGAGTTCCGCCCATTCGATGAGGCCCAAGCGGAGAGGCAGATGAACCAGCGGTTCGGGCAGAAGGAGACCGGGCATGAGTAATCTCAGCTGGGCCATCGCCCATATCGTTGCGGGTACGGCCTGCTTCTTAGCGGCGCTTCACACGGTCAAGCGTGATCGCCACGGGAGCTTCGCGTTCTGGGTGATCATGGGATGCGCCGGGTACGGACTCGCCCTGGGGCGACTGTTCGGGGACCGCCTGTGACGGCCTGGCTCACGGCTCCGGTGCAGGGCTGGGACCACGGCGACGTCGTCACGCTGATCTTCTGCGTGGCAGTCGTGGGGCTCGTGGTCGGCGGGCTGATTCAGAAGTACATTCGTTTTTAGAACGGGGGGCTAAGGGATGGGGAACGAGGAGTGGAGATGGAACGTCGGGGCAGGGCTCGCATCGGTCGTGGTGATTGGAGCGATCCTGCTGTTATGGCACTGAGCGTAAACAGGGGGGGCATGACCTGCCGGCGGATCGGATGCGGGAAGGACGTGTTACCGGGGATGGGCTACTGCTCGGCCGCCTGCGCCCCCCTGGCTAGCCTGAGCAACCGATCCCCCAGCCGCCAGGAGATCGCCGACAGGCTTGAGCAGAAGCCCGTGGCGGGCAGCGTAGAGGGTTTCAGGGAGGGTCTGAGTGACCCCCGCCCGATAGCAGAACCGCAGGAGGAGATCGAGATGGAGGAGAGAGACGTGGTCGAAGAGATAGGAATGACGATTCAGGAGGCCGCCGAGGAGGCGGGCAAGTCAGCGCAGACGATCCGGAACTGGGTGAGGGCCGGACTGCCGACCTCGAGGGACGGGCAAAAGATGATCATCAGCCGCGCCGCGCTTCGGAAGTTCATCGATGGGGGAGAGGGCAACCCGAAGGATGCGGTGAAGCCGCCGACCGTACGCAAGGCGCGCAAGAAGAAGGGTGAGGTGGATCCGCTCGAGCAGTCAGCGATGATCGCGAAGACCTTCGTCACCGCGGCCCAGGTGCTCCGAGCGGGAGGGCGACGGAAGGAGGAGAGGCTCATGCTTTGGATGGCGGTGCAGGAGCTCGGCCTGGTGGAGGCGACCCAATGACCGACGAACAATGTAATGACCGAGGAGCGGTATAATGACCGACGAGCAGTACAAGGCCACCCAGATGAAGATGATCAAGCTCGCGGTGCAGATCGATAAGCTGGACCTCGAGGGGTACCTCGGTAGGATCTCCACCGTAGAGACCACTGGTCCGATCCTCGATCCCACGAACTACCGAGACGCGATGGGGAACATCCGGGGGTTGAAGCGGCTGGCTGAGAAGATGCTCAGCGTGAAGGCATCGGTCCTTCAGTTTCGCGAGTCGGTCCTGATGACTGCGATCCATCAGTTCGAGAAGGACGCTCAGACTTGATCCTTGTCCTCGACCGCCTGCCTCTGCCTCCCACCTCGAACCATATGTACGCCACGATCATGGCTGGCGGGAGGCCGATCCGGATCCCCTCCCGGGAGAGCAAGGCGTTCAAGCAAGCGGTCCAAGTCTGGCGTCTGCAGAACCTGCAGCTCTCGAACCTGGCCCGGGCCGAGTTCTCCGGCCACGCCATCCAGATCGATCGGTACTTCGCCTTCCGCCGCGAGAGGCTCTGGACCCTGGACGGAAGGCCGAAGTCGATCGACGCGACGAACTTCATCAAGCCGCTCGATGACGCCCTGGCCGAGTACGTCCTGGGGTTTGACGACCGCTGGTTCTGGTCCGGTACCTGTGAGAAAATCCAGGCCGCATCCCCGCAGGACGAATGCGCTCTGGTCGTGCTGACCCAGATGAAGCCGGCAACCCTTGAGGAACTTCGCCGTGGAAGAGATTCTCCTGAAGCTGTTTCCCGAGCGCGCCGTGCCTCTCCTGGGCAACCGGAGATGGAGGCTCTCGACCGCCGCCCAGGCGAGGGACTACCTCGCGGTCTGCATCAGCCACGGCCTGGTTGAGATCTCAGCGCAGACAGTCAGTCAGCTTCCTGACGAGGTGGTGATGAACACCGCGCGGGTTGCGTGGCTCATGTGCTGGCGGCCGGCAGAGGGTGAGCCCGAGCACTGAGCCCCTTGCGCGAGTACCCGACTGGCTCTAGGGTAGAAGCTATAGAAAGCAGGGACGGGATGGAGATCCAAGAGCACCACAACGGTGCAAGACAGCGCGCGTACGTCTCTGCCGAACAGGAGAGACCCGATGCCTGACCCGCACGTAATAGTAAAACCGAAGTTCTGGCTGGATAAGACGATCGCGATCGGCCGCGTTCACCCGCTCCAGCCGAAGCCCGAGCTCACCGCCTTGACCGCCCGGGAGATCCTGAAGCAGGCGATTGAGATGGGACCGAAGTCCGGCTTCGATATGGCCGGGCTGATCATGGTCGGACTGCTGATCATCCAGGACATCGTGAGTGTGACCCCCGCTCTGGCCACCCAGCCGGTTCTGCTGAACCCCCAGGGGAATCAAACCCAATGAGCGGCGCCCCCAAGGCGGCGTCGAAATACCAGGAGGCTTGCCTCAACGACTGCGGGAACTTCACGGGCCACGGCTCCGGGTACTGCGAGCCCTGCCGGACCTTCCACTGCCCCAAGTGCAACAAGGACTACGTCGCCACCGTGATCCGCGGCCGAACTCGGGAGAGGACCTGCGCCGCCTGTAACAAGTACCAGCTCTACTCGCGCGATCGCAGCTGACCCCCGATGACAGGAGCGGCCAAACGCCGACACGACCGGCGCAAGTCCCACGGCGCCCCCGATGCGTTATCGGATCCGCTCGCGCCGTTCAACGAGACGGCGAAGATCATCTGGCGGCAGGACATGGCTCGGCACTTCGCCTCGACGGATCAGGCGATCGCGGACATCCTCGGGTATGCCCGTCAGGCCGTAAACTCCTATCGGAACTGCGCGGCGTACAAGTTCCAGAAGGAGCAAGCACTCAAGAAGTCGATGGACATCATCGAGGAGGCGGAGGCCAGCATCATGAGGAAGCTCGTCGCGATGGTCGACGACCCGGATCGCAAGGTCGCTCTGGGCGCCGCCCGCACCCTCCTGGAGAGTACCCTCGAGGCGAAGAAGCGCAGAGCCACGCACAGGTTCGACGAGGAGCTGATGAAGCAGCAGAGCAACGTGGTAGCACCGGAGATCAGACGTAGGACCGTATGGGGCGGTGCCCCACCGAAGGAGGAGGATAAGTGAAGGCGATCAAGGTGAGCTGTACCGGGGCGGCGACGCTCCCGATGAGCAAGATCCATGCGCTACAGGGGAACCTGAAGGCGCTTAGTGATGAGAACGCGAAGCGCCTCGAGGAGCTGATCCTCGATAATGGGATCACGGCTCCGATCCACGTCTGGAAGGACCCGAATGGGAAGCACTGGAATCTCGACGGGCACCAGCGGATCCGCGTCCTCAAGCGCCTGGCGAAGAAGCGAACGATCCCGCCGCTCCCCGTCGTCTTCGTCGAGGCCCGGGACACGAAGCACGCGAAGAAGATCCTCCTCTCGAACGTCTCCCAGTTCGGCCACGCGGCGGAGGAGACTCTGTACGAGTTCATGCATGACGCTGGGATCGGCTACCAGGACTTCGCCCAGTCCTTCGACGTGCCTGGGATCGACACGGAGCACTTCGGTCGGGGGTACTTCAAGGACGTGATGTTCAGCGCGAAGGGGGCGGCCGAGGATGACGTGCCGATCGTGCGAGAGAAGGCGCGCACGAAGCCCGGCCAGATATTCAAGCTCGGGGACCACCGACTTATGTGCGGGGACTCGACGGATGCGGCCCAGGTGGGGCGGCTCATGGGCGATCACAAGGCCATGCTCTGGTCGTCGGATCCACCATATGGGATCAACCACGTCGAGGTAGCCAACGAGAAGCGTCAGGCGAAAGGGTACAAAAAGATCGAGAACGACGAGCTGCAGGACGAGGCTCTTCGTGCATTCATCCTCAAGGCGATCACCACGTCGTTGGCCCACATGGGCAAGGGGTTCGCGTTCTACATGTGGCACGCGATGAAGATGCAGGCATACTTCTCGCAAGCCGCCGCCGCCGCCGCCGCCGCCGCCGGTATCTTATTCCATCGCCAGATCATCTGGGTGAAGCCCAGCTTTGTGTTCGGTCGGGGCCAGTACCACTGGCGCCACGAACTCTGCCTCATGGGGTGGATGCAGGGGGAAGAGCCGCAATTCTATGGGGAGCGGAACCAGTCGACCGTTTGGGAGGTGGGCCGGGAGAATGACAAGATCCACCCCACCCAAAAGCCGGTGGAGCTCTTTGCCATACCGATCCGAAACCATCTGAAGGCCGGAGAGGTGCTATACGAGCCGTTCGCTGGGTCAGGATCTAACTTCATCGCCGCAGAGAAGGAGAAGGTACGTTGCTTCGGGATGGAGATCGACCCCAACTACTGTGACGTGATCATCGCCCGCTGGCGGAAGTACTCGGGCAAGAAGGCCGAGCTGATCGGAGAGGCGAAGCGCAAGCGGTGAACGAACCCGCCAGGCAGATCCAGACCCATACCCTGGAGCTGTACAACCCGCACGCGGTACAGCGGGAGGCGCACGACTGGCGCGGCCGATTTCTGTTCTCCCTCTGGGGACGGCAGTCAGGGAAGACCTCCTTCGGCCTGAACGACGTGGTGAAGAACGCCTGGGAGCACGAGCATCGGACCTACTGGTACCTCCTGCCTACCTACCGACAGTGCAAGATAGGCTGGCGAAGGGTGAAGCGCGCTCTATCGAGCTGCTCCGAGTACGTCGCAGACGCCTCGAAGTCGGACCTCTACTTCACATTCACCACTGGATCGACCTTCTTCTTCCTCTCGGCCGAGCTCGAGGAGAACCTCCGCATGGAGACCCTCGACGGGATCTACCTCGACGAGTACCGCAACATGAAGCCCTCGGTATGGGACATCTGCCGCCCGATGCTCTCGACCACGAACGGGTTCGCGAAGTTCCTCACGACCCCAAACGGGTTCGATCACTGCTATGACCTGGCCGAGGAGATGCGGGATGATCCCGAGTCTAAGTTTATCAACGCCCCCTCCTGGTGCAACCCAGCCTTCCCGATGGCCGAGGTGAACCGTCTCCGCACGAAGTACACCGAGGCCTACTTCGCCCAGGAGATCGAGGCTCAGTTCCGCGACATGTTCGCCGGCAAGGTGTACGTCAGCGCGGGGGCTCACAACTTCCGCGAGGACTGCCCGTTCGCTCCGGGCAAGCTCTACTCGCCCGCCCTCCCGATCGTGGTGATGATGGACTTCAACGTGAACCCCATGGTCTGGGAGCTCGGGCAGACGAACCTCGAGAGCTGGTGGATCTTCGACGAGATCTGCGTGGAGGACACCCACACGGAGGCGCAGGCGAAGGAGCTCGTCGAGCGGCTCAAGGGCTTCCCCACGAAGGCGAACCCCCAGGTCGTCCTGACCGGTGACGCCACGGGCACGGGCCGGCGGAGCTCGGCCGCGGGCGAGACCGACTACTCCCTGGTGACCCGAGCCCTGAGCGAGGCGGGTATCACCTTCATCGTGAAGAAGCCCGAGGCGAACCCCTTCGTGAAGGACCGGGTCAACGCCTACAACGCCGTGCTGAAGTCGGCTGACGGGTCCGTCCGGTTCTGGTTCAACCCCAAGCGGAGCCCTGAGCTCAAGAAGGACCACGATAAGGTGAGCTGGCGGAAGGGGATGAGCGGGGAGATCGAGAAGAAGAAGGACCCCAAACGCACCCACGGGTCGGACGCGGTGGGGTACGGCATCCACGTCTTCACCCCGATCACCCCCGTCGGGAACGTCGGCAGGCTCCGGGTGATCCGGCGCTGACTTGACCGCTCCTCCGATCTGCCTGATCCTTGAGCCACCTCCTTGTGGTGGTGGAGGACGGGCGGCGCCCCAAGTCGTCGCCCGTCCTTGGGCTCGACGAATGCAGATCGCTGTGTAGGATCAAGTCAAAGGAGTCCACCCGCCATGCGCAACCTTCTCCTGGCGATCGCTCTGATCGCCGCCTGTGTCTCCACCCCTCGCCAGACCCTCGCCGCCGGAAGCTCGGGCGACGTCGGCAAGTACTCGATCCTCACCGTGAGGAACGTCTACTCGAGCACGAACGTCACCACGGCCGCCTGGGTGCAGCTCGTCTCGGCCATGCCCCAGAGCGCGAGCGAGATCGAGGTCTTCGACTCGAGCGGGCAGACGCTGAAGATCGGCTTCGGAGCCTCGGGTTCCGAGGTCACTCAATTTCAGATCATCCCCGGGGGGAACGGCAAGGTGCCGATCCGAGTCCCCAGCGGTGCTCGCGTCTCCATCCGATCGATCTCTGGCACGGCCAGCACGGGCGAGCTCGATATCAACTTCTACCAGTGAGGCATCCGATGAATCTCTTCCTCCCGATCCTGTTCATCTCATCCCTCGCGCACGCAGGTCCGCCGATCATCTGGGGAGGTAGCGGAGCTCAGCTTCTCACTCCAGCAATCTGTTTCCCTGATACGACCTGTGTTACTTCCGGGAGTTTCTCTCCTGGAGCCACGACGACGCTGAACAACATCGCATCTACTGCTGCGAGCGCGTCGATCAACCCAGGGACTGACTCTGCGTTCGATCTGGGGACGCTCACGGGTCCATTCCGATGGAGGGGGGCTAAGTTCAACGGCACAATTCAGAACGACGGTGCCATCGGTGCGGCCAGATTCAGCACTGGGACTAACGCAACGGATAATTCTATAACGATCGGTGTTCCTGGCTCGGGTGGCCCATTCACTCTATTCGGAAGTTTCTCAACCAGCGATAACCTTGGAACCAATCAGGCTCCTCTCCTCGCGAAGAGCTACTCTACGTCGGGGTTTGATCCGATCATCATGCTAGCGAGGGCCAGGGGGACCAACGCAGCACCTCTCGCTGTCTCCAGTGGTAATGGCCTTGGTACTACTTTTTACAACGGGTACACGGGCACGAGTTTCGAGGCGGCTGCCAGCATCGGTGCCGAAGCGGACGGGACTCCAAGCCCTACCAGTATGCCTGGACGGATCAACTTAAGAGTGACTGCCTCTGGATCTCTCGACCCGGTCATCGCTCTTCGGGTGCATAGTAGTAAAATCTCTGAATTCTTCGGACAGGTACTATCCGGCATTTCAAGTACCGTCTCGTCTCCAGCGCAGTTAATGAGCGGATCGTGGTTCTCTGGGGGGACCTCCACGACCACTAAACCTCATGTGCTGATCGAGCCTACTGGGACGACATCAACAGGATGGAACACAAGCGGAACCGCGCTAGGGGTCAATGCCGCTTCCGGGTTCACCGGGTATCTTTTCGACTTTCAACTGAATGGCGCTACTAAATTCGCCATGACTCCGACCCTTGTCGCTTCATCTGTTCCGTTTTGGACATTGGCTCCAGGCGCGGCGTCTACTCCGTCACTCTATTTTTTCGGAGCCCCGTTTACTGGGGGCACCTCGACGACGACTAAACCTTTCCTTCTGATCGAGCCGTCCGGCGCGACTTCAACCGCGTGGAGTACGAGCGGTACGGAACTCGGCGTCAACGCGACTTTGGGTTTCACCGGAAATCTTTTTGATTTTCAGCAAAACGCTACAAGCCGTGTAGCTCTCACCGCAGCGGGGTCGATGAATTCAACTGGTCAATTCAACGTGACAGCGTCGGGTAACACGCTACGCTTCGGTGCGGGGACTACACCGACTGATAACCCGATAACCGTTTCAGGGTCCGCGAACTACGCCAGCTATTCGGTGAGCGATGACAACGACGGAAACCAAGGCGGGTTCAGAGTCATCCGTCATCAAACCAATACCCAGAGCGGCAAACTTCAGTTTGCGAAATCTCGCGGGACTTTTGCCGCCCCGACGATTGTTTCGAGCGGGGACACTTCTGGCCAAATTGACTTCTTCGGCTATGACGGAGTGGACTACGAAAATACAGCGCGAATTATTTCGACGGTTGACGGCACTCCTGGGTCAAACGACATGCCTGGGAGACTGAGCTTCCTGGTGACCCCAGACGGGAGCGTGACACCCGCTACCGCGATGTCGATCGCTCAAGACCTGAGTACGGGCTTCTTCGGTGCGGTCACTTCTACTTCAACCATGACCGCGTCTAGTTTCGTGGGCACGGCGACTGGAAACACGACCATCTCGGGGCAGACGAATCAAGGAGTCGTGATCGCGAGCGCAACCAACGCGATGACATCTACCGGGGCTGGGACTTCTGGGCAAGTGCTCACGAGCAATGGCTCGGCCGCCGACCCGACCTACCAGAGTGCCCCCACGCCGACGCTCATCGGGGCTCGATATCATGGTAGCGCAACGTCGATCAGTAGCACTTACGCGACTGTCTCCTGGACTACGGCGGATTTTGACACCAATAGTGCAATGTCGGCGGGTACCTTCACAGTGCCTTCCACCGGATACTATAATGTGTTTTTCTTGGTGGAAGTTGACGGGGTCTTCGGCGCGGGGTCCTCGGTTGCCGCTCAAATTCAAAAGAATGGCACGGTGCAATCTGAGTTTGTCAATCGAACGACCGGGGTAGCAGCTTCAGAAATCGCTCATGGGAGTGACCTGGTGTCTGTAACTTCCGGCGACACAATTCGGTTACAGCTCAAAAGCACGGCCGGGACTCCCACGATTAGCGCGACTACGGATCGCGTGTTCATCGCCATCTCGAAGCTGGCGTCGTGACCCTGGTTGCATGTATCGCATCATTCCTACTGGGTTCGACCATCTTCACTCTGCCGATCTTCGTTATGTACAAGAAGGCCAAGCGAGGAGTGCTCATCGTCTGCAATGAAGCGATCAACGGCAAGGGCAAGGTCTCGATATGGACCGTGAACGAGGCGATGGAGATGATCGGTCAAGTGCGGAAGGATCGCGCGAGTGGCGTCGGCTACAAGTAAAAACCCCGGAGGCACTCGCCCCCGGGGCGCTCATGGAAGGATACCCGATGACAGTTCAAGTATCGGGCTGGTCCGTGAGGGTTTCAAGCCCCCCCGCGGCATGGCGCTGAATCAGTCAAAACGCTACCGCAACTTCATTCACCAGCGGGACCAGGCGCTTGAGCATCTGCTCAGGGTGGCTCAGAAGCGGAGCTCGGAGATCCTCCGGCACGCCCTGATCCGGGTGCTCGAGATCGTGCATCTGCGGTACAGCCACCTCTCCGCAGGAACAGCTTTTGTCCTGCATAGCAAGCGGATCCTCCACGATATCGAGGCTCAGATCGAGCGGGTCTTCACCCACTCCGGGGGGCAGATCCTGGGGGTGTGGGTAGACCTCGGGCAGAAGTCCCAGCTCCTCGCCTACGCGGGGGAGGTGGAGGCGATCGGCCGCGCGCTGGGGCGGCCTGCGAAACTGGAGCAGATCGATCTTGATCAAGTCCCTGCTCTCGATGGAGGAGAATCACTCCCGGACCGGATCGCGCTCGCCTTCAACCGGATGCGCCGGGAGATCATGAACGCCGTGGAGCTCTCACGCGCGATGAACTCCCCCATGGCTGACTGCCTCAAGCGCATCTCGAAGAAGTTCCCAAGCACCCGACCGCTACCCAGCAAGGGCCGAACCCTCAAGCGGGTGACAGAAGCGCGATCCCCATGGGATCCGGAGGACGACGAGGAGGATGGTGTCGAGATCACCCAGGTGGCGAAGCTGGGCTCTCGGACCTTCGCTACGGGGTTCGTGGACGAGGAGACCTGGGGGGACCTGGTCGCCGACTATAAGACGAAGCACATCCCCATCGATCGGAGCGCGAAGAACGTGTTCGATGTCGACGTGGGCGACCCCGAGCTCGAGGAGATGTACGGCTGGGAGCTCGAGCAGCAGATGACTCAAGACTTTGTGAACCGCGTCCGATCAGGCCAGGTGCAGGCGGCCAACGATAACGGCATCGACGAGTTCGTGTGGGTCGCCATCCTCGACGACCGGACCGATGAATGTTGCGTATGGCGAGACGGGTTGACCACTTCGGAGATCGAGGCTGAACTCGAAGCTGACCATGCCGGAGATGAATGCGACGCTATCGTGCCACCGGCCCACTTCAACTGCCGGTGCGTTCCTGCTCCGGTCTCAAAGGACCAGCTCAGCGATGACCAGAGCGAACCCCCCGGAGACTTCGACGAGTGGCTGAACCAGATGGGCAGGGATCGCCGACAGAGCGACTAGTCGCTGCTCGCCGGCGAGCTCTCCTGGGTTCGAATATAGAGCTGGATCTCAAGAAGTACGAGGTCAGCTCAGACTGGAAGAAGCGCGCGAACCCCGGCAACGCCCTGACGGCTCGAAACGTGGCCGAGCTGATCGAGTCCCTGCGGGCCGAGGGGAAGAGTGCGAAGACCCAGATCGACGCGCGAGTCATGGCCGTCAACCCACGCGAGCAGACGCGCCGGCTCGTCAGGCTGAACCGAGCTCAGTTCCTGGAGCAGACCCGCCAGGCAACCCAGCGCAAGTTCCGCTTCCTCGAACAGGGTGATCCCTTCGGATGGGACCTCGACTGCGGCGGTGCCGGCACCTCGAACCTGGTCGGGCACGACTTCATCCCGCTTCTCGGGGGGGCATTCTTCAAGCAGCTCTACCTGCAGGATGCGCTGGCCCAGTTCGCCACCTGCTTCCACGCATACCACCACGACCCGATCGCCCGGTTCATCGTGAACGCCACGCGCGACTTCGTGCTGGGCCGCGGGTACCGGGTCGACTCCGAAGACAAGAAGGCTCTCTCGATCTGGCGCGCCTTCGAGGACGCGAACAACCTGGCCGAGCTGATGGACTGGATGTGTATTGAGCTCGCGATCTACGGCGAGTCGATGCTCTGGAAGCTGCCCGACCTCCAGTCGAAGATCGTCTACAACGTCCTGCCGAAGAACATCCCGCACGGCCTGCTCCCTCGGGTGCGGCTCGTGGACCCGTCGGCCATCTGGGAGATCGTGACATTCCCCGAGGACATCACCCGGGTGCTCTACTACCAGTGGGTCGCGCCCACCCAGTACCAGATGTACACCGGCGAGAAGAACGGCGAGTACGTGCCCTCGCTGAAGTTCATCATGCAGCAGATCCCCGCGGCTCAGATGCTCCACCTCAAGGTGAACACCGTGAGCAACGAGAAGCGTGGCCGGTCCGATCTCTTCCCGGTGCTCGGGTACCTGAAGCGCCTGCGCGACTCGGTGAACTACTCGATCATCGGTCAGCAGAAGCAGGCGGCCTGGGCGATCGACACGACGATCGAAGGGAGCCAGGCGGACCTCGATCAGTACGTGAACGATGAGCAGACCGCCGGAACGATCCGCGAGGCGGGCTCCGAGTTCGTCCACACGAAGGCCGTCAAGCGCGAGTTCCTCTCCGCCCCCGCTGGCCAGGGAGCTCATGGTCTGGCGTTCGAGTGGTGCATGTCGATGATCGCTGCCGGCGTCGGGGTTCCGATCTCCTACTTCGGGATGCACCTCTCCGGGGGGCAGACGAAGGCGAGCGCGATCGTGGGCACCGAGCCAGTGACGAAGAAGTGGGAGGCGCGCCAGATGAAGGTCGAGCGCCTGCTTCAGAACCTCTGGGGCATGGTCATGGACCGATTCGGGATGCCCGATGCGGAGTGCGAGATCACCTTCCCCGAGCTCATGAGTCAGGACCGATCCAAGAAGATCCAAGACCTGATCCTAGCCGAGGAGTGCGGGGCGATCTCACACGAGCACATGTCGACGGGAGTGGCGAAGGAGCTTCAGCGCACCAGTTACGACTATAAGCAGGAGCAGGCTCATATCGCTGCCGAGAAGCCGAAGAGCGCCGGGCTTCCGAGCAACCCGCTCTCGAGCCCCGCGACTCTGGCGAAAGTGCCTGCCCCCCCTGTCGCCGGCGGTGACGACGGGAACACCCTTGATGGCGAGGACCGCGTCGCCCAGAAGGTGCACGATGGACAGCTCTGAGCAGCAACCGGAGCTCACGCTCGAGGACATCTACGCCGACCCGAACCGGTTCGGCCTGCCCACGTTTGACGAATTCGTGAAACGCCCTGAGCGTTACAGAGAGAGTCCGACCAGACTGTTCGACTCGGTAGAGCGGGGCAGTCAGATCAGGGGGCTTCGAGACCTGATCCAGCGGGAGGAGTTTTACATCGACGGCTATAAGGCAAGGAGCCTGGAGGACGTCGAGAGGATCGCGAACAACCAGGGATACCGGCTCGACCAGCTCGAGATCAAGCCGCAGATCATCCCACAGGGCAACGGGAAGTGCATCGTGCGGACTCACTTCAAGGTCAGAGATGGGACTCGCTAAGATCTTCCAAGACGCAGGTCTAGTCCCGTCTGCCCCCCCTCGTCGCCCCAAGAAGAAGGCGAAGCAGGCGGATGGCACGTCGACCCAGGCGCCCGTTCAGCGCGCGAAGCCGAAGGAAGCCGCGCGCGTGTCCACTCCAGGGGCCTGGCGGATCCGCCCGCGCTTCATAGAAGCCGCCGGGGGGCTTGACCCTGCCGGCCGCCGCTTCCGCTGCATCCTGATCCAGGAAGGCTTAGGCAACCTGGGCGACCGGTTCTACTACACGCGTCAGTGCCTCGAGGGGTGCGCGGGGATCTTCGAGGGCAAGAAGATCTACGCCGATCACCCGGCCATGGACGAGGAGCAGACCCGGCCCGAGCGCAGCGTGCGCGATATCCTGGGGTACTTCGAGAACGTCTCCTTCGAGGAGGGCTCCGAAGGGCAGGGCCAGCTCGCCGGCGACGTCTGCATCCTCCCAGGTGAGGCATTCAACTGGGCGTCCCAGCTCATGCTCGCGGCCGTGGCCTTCCAGAAGGGACACCCAGAGCAGGACCTGGTGGGGCTCTCGATCAATGCTTCCGGCGACGCGAACGAGATGTCCGTGGAGGAGTTCAAGTCGCAGTACCAAGTTCCCGCGTCCGCGATCGGCAAGCTGGATGCCGCCGCGGGAATAGGGATCGAAACCATTCGCGTCTGTACGGCGATCGTCGAAGCGGTGAGCTGCGACCTGGTCACCGAGGCAGGGGCGGGCGGGAAACTTCTGACCATCCTCGAAAGGGAGGCATCTGCAATGGGCAAGACAGCAGGCAAGAACGGCAAGGGCAAGGTCCGCGAGTCCGAGAGCCACGAGGACGACGGTGAACACGACGACGCCGAGAAGGATAAGGAGCTGATCAAGAAGGAGCTCCAGAAGCACATGGGCGGGGGCGACGAGGAGAACACCGAGAGCGGTGAGGCCGACATGACCGCCGCTATGGAAGCGTACGAGGCGCTCCAGGCCGAAGGCGTGAAGGGCGAGGAAGCCTACAAGTGCGCCGCCGCCATGGTCAAGGCTGGCAAGAAGATGGCCCAGGCTAAGAAGGAGGCCGAGGGCGAGTCGGAGTCCGAAGCCGAGGAGACGGAAGAAGCGCAGGCTCCTCCGTTCGGCAAGGGCAAGAAGGAGAGCTCCGGGGCGAATACCGTGGAGTCCCAGCTCGCCGAGAAGGACGCCGAGATCCTCAAGCTCTCGGGTCGGATCCACGCTCTGGAGAGCAAGGGCAAGAAGAGCGAGCTGGAGACCTACCTCGACCAGAAGCTCGGAGAGTCCAAGCTCCCGAACGACGCTACGAAGAAGATCCGGGCCCTGATCAAGGACCCGAAGAACAAGGAGCAGATCGATCACGCGATCGGGTTGTTCCTGGAAGGACGCAAGGCGGCCATCGCGGAAGGCGATAGCGGCTTCACGTTCGGCACGGAGAAGGAGCAGCATCACAGAGAAGCGGAAGGCGACTCTGTGGGCGAAGGCTTCGGCGACTGCACTGAATCTGATTAACCGGCCCGATCGGGCCATCTTGAAAGGGGGCTCCTCATGGGAGCGACCGTAGGCATTAACAACATCCGGAGGAATGGGGCGATGGCTCGCTCCATCTTCCCGAGCGCGCGGAACGTCATCGACGCCACCGTGTCGTTCAACGCGGGGGACCTCCTGGTCCTGAAAACTGGTCTGATCCAGACCAGCATCACAAAGGCAGACTACGAATTCTTCCTGGGGGTATCCCTGGTGACCGTAGTCCTTGGAGTGCTGAAGGGCCCATATACGGGTCTGACGGCCGTCGACGCCTCGGTGGGTATCTCGGACATCCCGGGCCCTCAGTTCGGCGTTGTAGCTGAGTTCTTCGCCACGGCTGGAGAGACCTACGTTGCGGGGGATAAGATCTACTTCAACGAAGCGTCGGCTACGAATACTGCTCAGACCGTGTCGAACAGCTCGGATACGGCGAGCCGGTTCCTGATCGGCTACTTCCAGGGCCCCGGCGTTGTGGCCACGGCGACCACGAAGATCGAGGTCCTCATCGGCTCTAACTTCGGGATGGACGGCTTGAACGTCGTTGCCACCCCAGTCATCTACTTCTAAAGAAAGGAGGAGCAATGGCAGAAGAAACTGTTCCTAAACACGAACTTAGAACCCGGAACTCTCCGGAGCAGAACCGCGCGGTACTCCGCGAGCGTCTCTGGGGGAGCGAAGAGATTCGCGGCTTCCGCGAGGCGATCAAGCGCCGCTTCGGGTTTGACTTCAAGACGGACGTCAAGAAGTTCCCCGTGTGCGAGTCGAACTTCAGCTGGAAGAAGCTCCGGCAGAAGCTGAATCTCCGCGAGGCGGACTCCTCGAGCATCTTCCCGCAGGTCCTTCGCGCGGGCGTTCAGACGATCGTGAACGCGATGTACGAGACGGTGCCGACCAGCTTCGAAGAGTGGGTGCATGTCGTGCCCTCGAAGCTGAACACCGAGCTCTACGCTCCTCTCCATGGCATCGGCTTCATGCGTGAAGTCGGCGGCCAGGAGCCGTACCCGGAGACCGGGGCGGCTGGGCTGGACCTGAAGCTCATCAACCGCAAGTACGGGACCATGTGGCCCTGCGAGCGGGAGCTCCTCGAGGACGACCAGACAGGTCAGTTCCAGAAGCAGGCCGGACTCCTGGGCGAGTATGCGAAGCTGGCTCTCGAAGTCCTGGTGATGTCGAAGCTCTCCGGAGCCGCGGGCGTCTACCAGAACATGCGGGTGCCGGCCTCGGAAACGAAGCCCTCGACGGAAGCGACCTACCCCTACGTGCCCTCCTCGGCACCGTTCGTGGGAGGTGGCTTCAACCGGCCGACGGCCTACGGGGCTCTGACCCAGGCGAACATCATCACGGGGATGCAGACGACCACGCAGCAGAAGAACCTGCTCGGGCTCTTCATGGGGGTGAAGCCGGATAAGATCATCCTCTCCCCGAAGTACGAGTACGATATCGGCATCCTGCTGAACTCGTCCTGGTACCCGGTCGGTGCGCAGGCCGCAGGCGTGACGGGCGGTGCGTTCGCGGTGAACCCGCTGACCACGGGCCAGATCCGCGCGACCCTGACGCCGGTGATCAGCCGGTACATGTTCGACCACACCGGGATCATCCCCTTCCTGAGCTCGGCCTGGTACCTGGTTGACTCCTCGAAGCCCGCGTTCGTGCTGCAGCTGCGTGAAACGGCTTCGGTTGAACAGGAAGCTCCGAACGCCGGTCAGTCTTTCGAAAGAGAGATCTACCGGTGGAAGGTTCGCGTCCGGGCGAATGCCGACTACATCGATCCTCGCTTCTTCTGGCGCGGGTCCGACGGTAGCGCATAACCCAACCAAGCGTTGGCGCAAGCTGACGACCAGCTCCCCCGGGGTGGATCATCTCTAGATCTCCATCTCGAGTCCTGCTCCGGGGGAGTCCGTTTAAATCGAGATGGAGATCCGATCAATGAAGGAACGAATCGACCCCAAGAGCAACATGGTTTCCGCGCGTACGATCAAGCACTCAGAGCCGGTGCTGAGCAAGGAGCGCGACGAGAGCGCGCTGCGCAGGGAGAAGGCGCTGGCCAGGATCGAGCACCAGGAGGTCGCCGGCGAGCGGTTCACGACCCTCGCGGCCCAGGTGGCAGGCTCGAATGTTTACATGCGAAACTGGTACCCAGACCAGTTCGCGAGCCGCGATCGGTGGCCCGGTCGTCCGCGCATGTGGTACGTGAGCCGGTACTTCCCATTCGCGAAGGGCGGCCCACTCCTGGTCGACGAGCCCACGACTGAGCTCGAGGCAGAGGCATGTCGGGAGAAGCAGAAGGCGCTCAAGAAGCAGGGCTTCCGCCACGTCGTGATCATCGTGGACGACTACAAGAACTCCGAAGGGGGGCTGGTTAAGGCCACACGCCTGGATGAGGCGCTCGAGCAGCTCGGAGAGATGTCGTGAGCTGGACCACTTCTACCGATGAACTGCGGACCCTCCTGAACGATGGAACGAAGGACCGCCTACGGTGGATGAAGACCGTTATCGGATACGTCGACGGGGTCAATACGACTTTTAAGACGTTCGAGTTTCGAAGGCTCTCAAATTTCGTTGCACCCACCGCCCCATCCGGGGTTTTCGTCAATGGTGTTTCGGCCGTCGTCTCTGGCGAGGATCTAGCATCCGGTGCGTTTACTCTGGCCGTGGCTCCTGCTCAGGAGGCGCGGGTCGAGGCGACGTACTACGCCCAGTGGTTCATCGACACTGAATTAGACGAGTTTCTAGTTCATGCCGTGAAGTGGTTAGGACTGGGCGCTGACCCGACGCTGATCCCTGACGGTCTTCAGCCCTCCTCGCTGAAGTACGCCGCCGCGGAAGCCTACCAGAAGATCGCTGTCCACTGGGCGACGAACCGATCCGAGACGTACCGGATGGAGGACTCCCCTGACCCGAACACTCAGAAGGCGTCGAACCCATACGCAGAGCTCGCGAAGCAGTTCTTCGGCCTGGCCCAGAAGGAGCGTGCTGGGTTCTACACCCGACAGGACCAGGCGAAAGCCCCCCTCGTCGCCCGGGTAATCGGAAGTGTCCGAAGCGTGGTGCCGAAGCGATGAGCCGACCGTGGGCGATCAAGCGCACCCGCCTCTCGATCGCAGTGGTCGACGGCAACGGGACGATCGTCGCCATGTTCCACCCGAAGGACCAGGTCGAGTTCGACCTGCTGAACAGGGTCGCCGTCGAGCTCGTCGTTCGTGCGAACGGTGAAGGCTGATGGCTGGGAAATCTGGACTCATCAACACGAAGAACGCGGTAGAGGAGTTCCACAAGGGCCTGGTCGCGAAGGCTGGGAACGCTCAGGCCATGT